TGAGTTTACTCGGTAATTTGACTTTATCCGCTAAATATGCATTGGCCTTAATCAACAGATTCTCCGGGAGGGTTACGTCCTCCCAGGTAACGACCTCGTAAATACGACCGTACTTTTCGACGGCCTCCTCGTTATACACGTAATCGACGTCGCCGTTTACGCTCTTAATATTGATCGCCTCGCCGGTCGTCTCGTCTTTAGCGCCGTACGGGATAATACAAGTCGCTAAGGAGCTAGCGTTACCGTCCTGGACGAGATCCAGGAGGTTAACCGCGAAAGCGATCGCCTGAGTAGAGGTATCGGCGTAATCCGCCAAATAGTCGACGTAATTACCGTCGGCCTCGTACCGGATCGAGATATAACCGCCGAGTAATTTAATCAATTTGTTATTGATCTCGTCCCAGGTATTCGGGGAGTTACTCGACGCTCTAACGATATAGTCGTTAGGATCCTCGACGGTTACGATACCGAGCTTAAATTTTTGCCATTCCTCGACCTGGTCGTTATGCTGATCCAGGAGCATAGCAAAATAAGCCGCGACCGTACCCTTATACTCATAAGGTCGGACGATCGAGTCGTTTAAGTAACCTAAAACGCCCTCGACCTCCACCTTTTTAGCCTTTTGAAAATCGATATTATCGGAGAAAACGCGACCCTTAAAAAGAGTACGATTTTCTCGGGAAACGGTAATAACGGATTTCATTTTTACGATCTGATCGTAATAAGAGTGATCCGGATAGATCTTAAACGTAAGAGATCCGATTTTATTTACTTCCAAATTCAAAGTCGGATTAACGACTTTTAAGTTATTGGAGTTAGGCGACCATAAAGTAAGGTTATCCATTTGGATATTTAACATTAGATCGCCCCCTCCCTATACTCGAAAGTAATCTTACCGGTACCCGTTACCTCGATAATATTCGTACCGCTATGCAATTCGAAATTATCGATCGTATACGTACCGGCGCTAACGGAAACGGTCGCGCCGTTAAACGTAATCGTAGTCTCGCCGGTTACGGTAATGGTCGGTACGACGTCGATACTCTCGTTATCCAGGTATACCAGGACGGTACCGTTAATATCTCGAGAGTATACGGTCATTTCGCGACGGAGTCTAAAAGGCTGAGCGTCGACGTCGAGGTTAATAATAATATAATTACTACGTAACTCCGTCGAGACGCTCGCCTCGCCCTCGTAATAGTGGTTAGGGTAATCGTCGTCGACAATTTGGATCGTCTGACCGTGTAAGCGATTCATATAGGCGTCGAGTTCTAACAGATACTCGCGATCGCCTGTACCGAAATATTGAAAAGATAAGGCTCGATTATAAAACGTAACCTTACCGGTAAGAGCCTTAGTAAGGTTAAGTAAACCGTTACGACCGGGTACCTTAGCGGTAAAACTTTGGATCTCCGGCTTTTCAATTTCCTTTTTTTCCTGTACGAGATCCAGGTCGTCGCCCGTATGAGTGATCTCGTTTCCGAAAATGATAGTAATACCTCTCACGGTTTACCACCCCCTCGCAACCTTACTATATTTATCGTTTAACGCGTTATCGACCGGATCGATAATACCGCCGACTAACTCGCCGCTATCGAGTACGACCTGTAAACGATCCAGGCGGTCGTAAATACGATCGAGCTTAGATAATAACTCGCCATTACTACCCATTCCAGGAGACGCGGAGTAGCGGTTAAGCTCTTTCGCGACATTTCTTAACCAACCGGTATTTTTTTCGAGAGGTACGATCGCCTCGGCGCCGTCCTCGCCGATCTCAGCGACCGTAGGACGAGTAATAACCGCGCCCTTAGCGAGTCGAGGTAAGCTAATTTCCTTAATCTTACCGACGTCGACGCCGGGTAATTTATTCGCGAGATCGATCGCGGAGTTAATCAGGCGAATACCCTTGTTAATCGTATTTTCGATCGTGGAAAGTACGCCGTTAATACCGGTCTTAACCGTATTACTGATCGTGGATCCGATACTCGAGCCGATACTCGAGAATTTATCCTTAATTTTCGTCCACAGGCCGGAGAAAAAGGATCCCCATTCCGAAAAGGCGTTTTTAACGGACGTCCACGCGTTTTTGAAAGTTTTGGAAAACCAGGAGGCCGTATCGGAGAAAGTATCTTTAATTTTCGTCCACAAACCGGAGAAAAATTTAGTGCAAGCGTCCCAGGTTTTCTTAATACCGCTCCACGCGGATTTGAAAAACTCGACGATCGCGTCTAAGACCTTTTTCACGGTCTCCTTAATCTTATTCCAAACCTCGACGAATTTCTCTCGAGCCTCGTCGTTCGTCATAATGAAAGTAACGATACCGGCGACGAGCGCGGCGACGAGCGTAACGATTAACATAATCGGGTTAGCATTTAGCACCGCGTTAAATAACGCCTGAGCGATCGTCGCTCCCTCGTTAGCTAGCTTATACGCCTTAATCGCACCGACGACCGCGTTAATCGTAGAGGCGACGTTCCATACGAGCATACCGGTACCGATCGCGACGACGGTCGAGACGATTAACTCGCCGTGATCGACGATATAACCGACGAAATCGCCGACTTTCTCGACTAACTTAGAGACGACGTCCTTAATAGCCGGGCCGTTTTCCTTAACGTACTCGATCGCCTCCTCGACGACGGGTTTTAACTCCTCGCCTAAAGGCTTAACGACGTCCGTCTCGATCGTACGGCCGAGACCCTGTAAAGCGGATCCGATATCGTCGTATTTCTGCTCGTTAATATCCTCGAGCGCGGTCGAGGTTTTGGAGATCTCTCCCTCGACGCTCATAAGAGCCTTAACGCCCTCGACGCCGAGATCCTCCCACATGGTACCGAATAGCGCGACGCCGACCTGATTCTGAGCGAGAGGATCGTCCATTTCAAAGAGCGCCTTACTAACCTTACCTAACGCGTTTCGAGCGTCCTCGCCGCCCCTAGCAAATTCCGCAGAGGTAGCGGCGGCGTTTAAGCCGAGAGCCTCGAAAGCCTTAGCGGTACCGTCGGATCCGTCCTTAGCGCGGATACCAAACTCTTTAACGGCGTCGCCGAGCTTATCGACGGAGAAAGTACCGTTTTCGGCACCGTTAACGAGCATATTAAACATTTCCTCGGCCCCGATACCCATATCGGAGAAATGTACGGCGTACTCGTTAATCGTATCCAGGAGGTCGCCGTTTTTATTTAAGCCATTTTGGGCGCCCTGAGCGATAAGGTTATAAGCCTCCTCAGCGCTTAAGCCGTACTGATCCATAAGCATTTTAGCGGATCGAGTAGACTCGTTAACCTCAAACTCGAAAGTATCGCGTAACAGTAAAGCGCGTTCGGTAGTTTTCTCTAACTCCTCGCCGCTCAGCTTAGTATTTTGCTTAACGGTCGCCATAGACTCGGCGACGTCCTGGATATTCTCGCCGAAATTATTCGCGTAAACGCGCTCCATAGACTCGTTAAGAGCGTCCATTTCCTCGGCGGAGGCTCCGGTCTGAGTAACCAGGGTATTAAAGGCCTTATCGAAATCGGTAGATAACTTTAGAGCATATCCGCCAATAGCCAACGCCGCGCCACCGACTACGGCCGCGCCGGTCTTAAGAGTCTCGAAAGCGCCCTCGGCCTTTTCCTTAAAGTCGCTTAACTCTTTCTCGGCGTCCTTGACGGCCTCTTTATACTCCGAGGTAGCGTCCTCGGCGTTTTTAGTACCCTTAGAGACTTTCTTAAGCGCGTCCTCGGTCGTAGATAACTCGTTACCCATATCCTCGAGAGACTTTTCAGTCTGCATAATTTCGCGCTGAAACGCTCTAAGCTGATTTTCGGCGATCTCGCCGCGCTCAAACTGAGCGATAACCTGAGCCTCGGCCTCTTTAAGAGTATTAAGTTTTTGGGTAGTTTCGGCGATCGCGCTCTTTAAGATATCCTGTTTCTGAGCGAGTAACTCCGTATTAGTAGGATCAAACTTTAAGAGTTTGGTTACTTCTCTTAATTCGACCTGTAAAGACCTGGATTTCTTTTCGGTCGATCCGAGCGCCTTGTCGAGTTTCGTAGTATCGCCGCCGATCTCGACGGTAATACCTCTAATCGCCTTATTAGCCATACCTTAACCCTCCTTTCCGAATTTATCGCGTAACTTATTACGATCCGGCTTAGTCTGCTCTAAAAGCCACGCGTTTTTTAGATACTCCTCGCCCTTTTCCGTCTGACTCATACGGTAAATAAAGGCGTCGCGCCGGAACGTCAAATAGTCGAGATAGTCCAACTCCTCGACCTCGAATATATTTAGGCCTGTATACTCGGATACGAGCTTTTCCCAGGCCGTAGTAACTACGTAATCGTATCCCTTATCATCGTCCAGGGGATAATAAGGGATTTTCAGTTTTTTGAGGCGATTACCTCGTCGATAAACTCCATATAGGCGGTAAAGAAAATAATTACGTCCTCAAAGTCGAAAACGCTCTCGAGAAACTCCTTAGTAATCTTAGCGCCGGTCTTATTACGACTCATAATCTTAGCGCAAGCCTCGAAAAGATCGTCGGTATCGGCGTCGTTAGCGCCGTCCTCCGCGATCTCGTCTAAGCTAGCTTTCATCAGGGTAAGATCGTCCATAATCGCTTTAGTAGGAGTACCGACGAAAATAGTCGTCTTATTTTCGTCTGCAAAAGTGACGGGTAAATACTGCTTTTTAACAGTATTGAAATTGAGCGCCTTAGCCATTTTCATAACCTCCATAAATTAAAAATAGGACGGAGGCGTTTTACCGCCCCGTCCTAGCAATGAGCCTATTAACCGGCCGCCTTAGTCATTTCCTCGACGTACTCGATCAGAGTACCCTCGTCGTCCTGAGGCAGAGCCTTAAACTCGGCGTTAATAACGGTCTCCTTATCCTTAGCGAAAGCGATCGCTAAGCCGCCCTGGTTAACACCGCGAACAACGACCCAAACGTCGCCGTCGACCTTATCGATATGGTGGAAACACAGCGCGTAAGACTTACCGTTATGATTACCGACGCCGCCGATCTTAACGGTACGGATACCGGTAGTCTTATCCTCGGTAACGCGAGCGGTAGAACACAGCTTTTCTAAGGTCTTACCGTTCCAGGTTAAAACGCCGGACTTTAACAGGACTTCCTCCTCGGTAATAATGGTCTTAACCACCTTACCGGTATCGTCCTTAGCCTCGTACCAGGTACCGGTATACTCCAAAGTAGCGCCGCCCTGGATACGACCTAACAGATCCGCCTCGTCGTCAAAGTCGGAATACTTAGGCATAGTACCCTCGTACTCCTTACATAACAGATTGCCGGAGCCGAGAGTAATAATCTCGGCGTCTCTCTTAATGTCAGACATATTACGCCCTCCTTACTTTTCAATGAAATTAAAAGTATATACGACCTGGTATAACTGCTCCTCCTGGATCCAATAACGGTCGTCCTTATCGTACTCGCGACCCAATTCGTCGAATTTAGCCTCGATACGAGCCTCGGCCTCAGGATCCGGAAACTCAGAATATACCTCGATCGTATACTCATGCTCTTTTAACAGATTTAATCCGTCGGCACCTCTACGCGTAAAAGAGTCGTGATAAACCGCGTAAGTAGTCTTAGGAGGGTTAATAAACTGAGTTTCGTCGAAAGTTTCGCCCTCCACGAAACCGGCGCCGGTTAAAATTTCCTTAACCATTTTTAATAACCTCCTCGACCGCCTTAAGATAGTCCTCGATAATAGGATCGCTCGCCTTTTGGATAAAGTGAGTACCCCTAGTACGACCGCCGTCTCGCAGAGCGTGACCCTTTTCGAGTAAGTGACTTAAGCGATAGTCGGATCCTTTAACGTACCACGTAAAAGATACGGATCTATCGCTCTCGTCCGTTTTCTTACTAGAAATGGAGTCTCGGTAATGCTTTTGACGTCTACCGACCGGAGCGGTCGCCTTAGTCTCCTTTACCAAACGGGACATACTGGATTTAGCCTCTTTCTTAATCCCCTCGATTACGTTCTCGCCGTAAAGAGTTAACTCTCGAGCGACGGCCTCGCCTAACTCGTCGATACCGATCGTATGATTACT